AAATAGGTTATGCCAGGTTATTCAAGTATTAAAAAAGTTAAAAAGGGTGAACTAAGACCAATCTCTGATTTTGGTATTACACCAGAAAGCACAAGGCTTGGAGGTACCTTGGGCAATGGACTCATCGGTGGAGGTGGTGCTTTTAAGAAAGGTGTTAAATTTGGGTTGAAAGCCATCAAGTTGATTAGAAAAAAACTCAAGGAAAATAAAAAATAATGGCATACGAGGGTGGTCTCAGAAAATGGTTCAAAGAGAACTGGATCAATACATCAACAGGCGAGGCTTGTGGTGAGGGAGGTTCTGTAGGATCAACCGGTAAATATTGTAGGCCAACTAATAGGGTAGACTCAACAACTCCAGTAACAGTTCGTGAGATATCTAAAAGCAAACTTGCCAAGAAAAAGGCTGAAAAGAAAAAGAAAAGTAATAGTGGCCCAACCCCCACTAAAGTTAAACCATTAAAAAAAGTATAGTATGTCATATGATAATAATTCCCAATTTGTATTAAGTGATCAAAACGCAGTGGATGTGTTAGCGATTAGAAAGTTAGAATTATTGCTTGATGTACTAGCAGCATTAGAAAATGCAAACTCACCAGATCTTTATGGTGTTAAAATGGCCGTTGTAGACAAAATCTCTAAAGCAGTAGAGAACTTATAACATCTGGTCCCAATGTATTTGAAGAATTTTTATCGCAGGGTGATATGGACAATCTATCTTCATTTGTAAGATATATTCACCTAGAAGTTGTTTAGGCAGTTCAATTGCCTCTAAGGGATTTGATTGTATCATTGACTCGTTCATAGTGCATTTTTTTAAGCATTCTCTTGAACTTCTTTTTGTCACCAAACATCGTGTGACACTCTCTACATAGTGCCATTAAGTTTTCTGGATCGTCCTTTGAGTTAGATCCACCCATCCCTCTTGGATCAATATGGTGTATATCTACGGCTGTAGTGTCACAAACCTCACACCCTATCCAATCTCCGGGTTGATATAAAAAGTGCTCGTGATATAATTTAACATGTTTTTTCATAACATTATATAAATTAAGTATCCGATAGTTACATTAAGGTTGACTGCAACAATATTCCATTGCTTTGCAACAAAGACTTGTGGTAAAGAAAGAATGCCACCAATAACATATGTAACCGCACCAACATCATCATGCTTCAAGAGATAGGGGGACATCATTATAAAGGCGGTCCCCATGTACCCCAGTCGATTTGCAATTCTCTCTACGGGGGTTAGTTTTCTTTCTTTTACTAAATACCTAAGTAGTCTAAGGTACCAACGAAACTCACACTTCTTACAGGTTTTTATTTCACGACCCCTAAACCTATCCGCCCTCTTTTCTTTACCGCATACATTACAGGTCTTCTTTGGTATTACAGAGCGAAATCCGTCATGTTCATTTAGGCTACTCATTTTAAAAATTTTTTATTTGGGGGTAGTTTGATTGGGGGTGTCATATCTAAACTGACGTTTATCTACCTTAAACTCGTAGTATTTATTACGATCATTAATGGTGACGACTTTCCACTTCTTTATATCACTCTTCTTAAAGTTCAAAAGAATGTACCTATGGTCTGAAAGAAACAATACAAACAATACATAGTCAACCTCTAACTTATCTATGGTAAACATATTTACCTTCAAAGATCTCTCACAACCTTTGACATCTATCCTTTTATCTTTAACTATTAAGTCAGGATCATTTATTCCTTTTTCTTTTACAAATGCTGAAGTTGTATAATTCACGCCCTTTAAATCAAAATGATGCCTAACCAATAACTCGGCTAAGATCCCTTTAAAGTCTGTGTAGAACTCGTTATCTACCGGCTCATCAAATAGTATTGGGTGCTTGTATTGATAACTTCTGGACTTCCAATAAAGTTTTTTGTAGTGATCTCTGTTGGCCATCACTCGTGTATCGACATAAAGTCGGGCGTGTTCAAAAATACATTCTGGTATGTTATAGGGTCCCTCCATTTATTACCTTTCCAAACAAATCATCCTGCTTCATCACATAATATTCATTCCCCTCGATTTTGTTAAGAAAGGCGTTTCTCTCATGAAACCTAACCTTATCTCCACTAACTAAACCTAGTTCTTCTTTGTCCTTAAGAGGTGTACTCAAATACCTCACATATCCTTCCTCCTCACTCTTTGTTGGTACACCCACATAAATTGAACCCACCTTATCCTCTATGATATCGGGCTCTATAAGGACATGATTTGCTACAGCAGTAATTTCTCCTGATCTTACATAGCAAAAACATTCTTCTAAATCGACAAGGTAGACGTTCCTTTCGTCCGTTACAAGGTTATCCTCCTGAACTGTCAGATAATTAAAATAGGCTAGGTCGCCTACTTGCAATTCCTGCTTGATCAACTCACCCCTTGTATTTTTACACCACTCTCCTCTAGGCAAAGCCACGACCTCTCCACATATCGTTACGTGATGCTCTGGATTCCAGGAAACGTCCATAAATAGTTTCTCCCCATTGGAGAACTCTACCTCGTCATTATATTTTTTCTCAATCTTGACCGCTAGTCTTTGACCAATCATTTCCATAGGTGCAAGTTAGAAATAATGAACGACTGTTCAGAGTAGTTTGTTAAGCAAGTTCTTAACAGAGTTTTTAACTGCTAGCCATTATGGCTATCACGGCTAGACAAATTGGCTACCCACTATACTAGTATTATATATAATATACTAGTGTTTATTTATTATACAAGTATTTTATTAAAAAGTATATTACATAGTTCAGACACCCCGAATTGATTTTAAGAGGATCTAAGGTTATGTAAAAATTAAACCGGCATCATTGTATTAGAAATCAAATAAAGTTTCTTAGATTTGCTCAGAACGTCATTGTTGATGTGTCAATGGGCTTACACCTAATACATGGGTACCAACAGACAAGAGTGGAATCAGAAAAGTGGAACTGGGTACCCTGTAGAAATGAGTTTGGCATTGGGAAGTAGTCCAAACGGGACTCGGACAAACCCACCCCTAACACCTGACTATCAGCGTTTTACGTTCCACCCATACACCTTTTTACATGGTGTGTGCATTTTTCCTACAGTTTTCTGCAAGAGGGAAACCATTCGGAAAGGTCAAAAGAAAAAATCGCATGCGTTTATGTTAACGATGCAACGCCTGGACAAAATTGATAACTAACTTTTAAAACAAAATAAAAGAGATGGATTACAAAGATTATTACTACCGCCAAGGACGGACCAAAGGACAGGTCGAGAACAGTTACAAAACAATTGAATGGTCATTTAAATTGCTTGCCATTTGTATTGTGTTAACCCTTCTATTTGCCTGATGGTTGTAGCCAAGAAACTGGTTGAGTTATTCAGCCATAAACATTCTATCAATAAATACCTTCGAAGTATCGATGGTGAACTATCGTCCAGAGCGGTCATGGTCTTCTTAGCGTGTGCCATTAAAGAGTCGGAGAATAAGAGTGACTTCACCTTCTACACAATGCCTGATGTAATTGATATCTGTGAGAAGATGGACTGGTTACCTAATCGATCAAATCAAACACCTATCTACAGGGAACATAAGTTACTACTTCAATTAGGTTTCGTTGACAGGTTAACCAAGAAGAAACAATTTAAGGGTCAACAGTTTTGTATTTCTGTCTATGGCCGTATACAGTTAAGACGCATATATAATTACCTTATACGGGACTTGTATACTTGCCTATAGTAATTTGATAAGGTCGCCCCAAAATCGCCTTCGTAGTTTAACGGATAAAACCCTGGTCTTCTAAACCAGTGATGAAGGTTCGATTCCTTCCGAAGGTACAAGTTTCGATATCCCGCCAACTATAGTAAACGGGAGTTGAACACCCCCTAATTTGTACGTTTGTTCATTACCCCCCAAAAAAAAATTTCATGTATTTTAGATCTGTTGAGACGATTTATTTTAGTTAGCCGTGTCGGACGTATTGATTTTTTGTTTTATATTTGTACCATCGTTCAAAACAAATATTAATTTAAACTAGAAAATCATGAGAAAATTAGAGACTTTTTTACAAGCGATTGAGATCATATCAAAAAATCACTCAACAAAAATCATCATCAACAAGCCAAAAGATAACTTCGTGGGAGGGCTTGGATCATCGGAATTTAAGATTGGAATAATAGATTGCTGTGCTAGTGTCATCAATAACTTGACCCGGGCAGGTTTTAGTCTATCAATGACTGACGGGATTACGGAGGTTACCAAGTTAACAGAAATTACGACAACTACAAGATCACAAATTGACAGTGCAAACACAGATGCTGACTTTGAAAGGGAGCAAAGATCACAATTGGGCATGAGATAAGGGAGACTAAAGACATTCTGACGAGACCTTAATGGTCGAAACGCTCTTCGGAGCGTCAATGTCAAATAATAATTTAAACTGAAAATCATGACAACTACAAAACCACAACCAAAAGTCCCAACATCAAAAGTAAAAGACCCTATACATCTAACACATATTAAGGGCTTAATCAAAGACGTTTCAGGTATAGAGTATTCCTTTCGTAAAGTTATTCCAATTAATGACTGGGATAATACCATCACTAGAATTGAGGGAGGTCTTTATGATTTACTCGATGGTCATCTTCCTGAAGGAGTTTATTTAGATGTAGAGTATCTAAGGGTCTTTATGGATAAGTACAAGGACAAGGTCACCCCCCACCAATTATCATTCTTCGACCAAACAATGAGCAAGGTAATAGAGGTGTACGACTTCTACAAAACTCTTATCAATAACTCGGAGAAGACTTACTCAATTCAGGATATCAAAAATGTAATGATAGATATTGTTTCAGATGATGAATGGGTAAACGATTCACACACTATGTCAGAACACAAAGGCATTGTTTCGGGCTTGAATATGCTTATTAATCACTTTACAGAAATCAAGTAAAACCTCTGATGAGTACCCTGTGATGGGACGAAACTCGGTCAATAGATACAGACCGAGTCAGGTTAAATAATAATTAAAACTAAAGTCATGGGACAATACTATAAAGTGTTCAACAAAACTAAAAAGGAATACCTAAGCCCACACACGTTTGGGAATGGTATGAAGTTAATGGAATTTACATCTGATGGTAGAGGCATGCTACAAGGTCTCTCTTTACTTCTAGCAAACGGCAATGGTCGTGGAGGTGGAGACCATCCTTCGGAGTCTGAGATCATCGGACGATGGTCGGGTGATAATATCACAATAGATGGTGACTACGCAGACGATACTCTTTGGGATAAAGAGAGGGGTTGGAAAGACATAAGCAAAGATGTTTACAGAGTACTTCTACAAGACTCTTGGATCGGGAAGGAAATGGAGGAGAGATTGAAAAAAGATGGAGACAGATTCCTGTATGGTGAAGAATTAGAACTTATGCAAGAACTATTTCCTACTGCAATCCACGAGGGTAACCTCCGCCAGAAGTTTGACTTTGTAGAAAAATAAAACCTCTGATGAGCCTGTGAGATTCAGGCGAAACTCGGTCTCTGGATCGAGTCAGGTTAAATAATTTAAA